ATTAATGGTCCTGATAATACATTAACAAATATTGCAAATGGTTCACTAGCAAACTCAGCAGTTACTATAGGTGGTACTTCGGTATCTCTAGGTGCTACAGCAGCTACAGTTACAAACTTGGCTTTAACAGGTACCTCAGGCATATCAGGAACAGGTGCAGTTGATACAACAGGTTCAGGAAACAAATTAAGATTTAACTTTGCTAATGTAGGTTCTTTACCAGCAGCCGCAACTTACGAAGGTATGTTTGCATATGATGTTGGTGGTAATGACCCTTATGTTGCAGACGCAGGTGGTTGGGTAAAATTAATTTCAGAAAATAGTTCAATAGCAGACATATCAAATGTTGGTAGTATTGCTTCTATTACAAACGGACAAGTTTTAGTTTGGAATTCTTCAGGTGGTAGATTTGACCCAGGTAACCAAAGTGCAGGTTTTAGTGCAGGTTCAGATTTAGACCAGGCAGGTGCAGATATTCAAGATATTGGTTACATTGGTCATAGGTCGCCAGATGATTCAGTTGTAAATACTTTAACTGTTACAGTTGCAACAAAAACAACTGAACATTATCATCACGGTACAGGTTCAACAAGTGGTTATGTAATTGATGGTCACGAATCGCCAGCATTAACATTAGCACCAGGAACTCACAAATTTGACCAAGCAGATAGTTCAAACTCAGGACACCCATTACTATTTTATAGTTCATGGGATAAAGCAAGATTAATTTCTACAGGTGTAACAACAAGTGGTACACCAGGTAGTTCAGGTGCATATACACAAATTGAAATTGATGGCGATACACCGACACCATTATACTATCAATGTTCAGCACATGCATATATGGGACATGTTGTAGAGGCAATACAAGGTAAACAAAGACGAATAAATAATACTACCGATAAAACAAATACAGGTGATGGTTCTACTACGACAGTAACTTGTTTAGCTGGTTACACAGTAGATGATGTATTAGTATTTGTAAATGGTATTTGTTTAACACCAACAGACGATTATACAATTTCAGGAACAACATTAACATTTGTAGCGGCTCCGGCTGCTTCAGCAGAAATAGTGATAAGGTATCTAGGATAAAAATATGGCAGAAAGTAACGCAAGTAAATTCGCAGGTAAAATAACTTCAGACGGAAAAATTGGTCAAGGCGGTTTAGCCGCTGGTGTTGGTGGAACTTCTTGGCAATCAAGTATTGTAACAGCATCAACTTTAACAGCAGTAGCTGGTAATGGTTATTGGATTAATACAACATCTAATGCTTGTACGATTACACTACCAGCATCAGCAAGTGTTGGAGATACAATAGAGTTTTCAGATTACGCAAGAAATTGGGGAACTAACTCAATTACAATAAATCAAAACAGTTTAAACTTTCAAGGCTACACTTCGCCTAATCCAGAATATAATACTAATGGTCAATCAGTAAGAATAGTTTATTCAGGTGCAACACAAGGTTGGATTCCAACTGTAGATGATGATGTAACTGATGAAGTACCTCAACCACCTGTTGCAGTAGACTTTTTAGTTATTGCTGGAGGGGGAGCAGGTAGATTAAATAATATTGGAAATGCCGGTGGTGGTGGTGCTGGGGGTTATAGAAATTCTTTTAACTCCGAAACTTCTGGAGGTGGTGGAAGTTCAGAATCTAGTTTAACATTTAATGTTGGAACAGTTTACACAATAACAGTCGGTGCTGGGGGTAGTATTGGCAATAGTGGTGTAGATTCTTCATTATCAGGAGCAGATATTACAACAATAACTTCAACTGGTGGAGGATTAGGTGGTGGCTATAGTGATATTGATGGAACTGCTGGAGGTAGTGGAGGTGGTGGTGGTCAAAGAGATAGTTCAGGTGGGTCTGGAACTGCAAATCAAGGTTATGCTGGTGGAAATAATAGTAATATAGGTGGCTCTGGAGCAGGAGGTGCTGGTGCTGTTGGTCAAAACTGTACTACTCCTGTTGCTGGTAATGGCGGTGCTGGACTTGCTTCTTCAATTACAGGTTCTTCGGTAAATAGAGGAGGTGGTGGAGGTGGTTCTAATCATGGTGATGCTGGTTCACAAGGTGGTATTGCTACTGATGGAGGTGGAAATGGTAGGTATTTAACTACTCCTGCTCAAGATGGAACAGTAAATACAGGAGGAGGTGGAGGTGGTATGGGTTCAAGTGTTGGTGATGCTGGTGCAGGTGGTTCAGGTGTAGTTATTTTAAGTATGCCTGATGCAAGTTATTCAGGAACTACAACAGGTTCTCCCACTATTGCTACAGGAGTTAGTGGAAAAACAGTTTTAACATTTAATGGAAGTGGGAGTTACACAGCATAATGGCACATTTTGCAAAACTAGGAGTTGGTAATATAATAGAAACAGTTGAGGTAGTATCAAATGATATTGCAACTACAGAACAAGCTGGAGTAGATTTTTTAAACAATTTATATAATACAAGAGATGTTTGGAAACAGACTTCTTATAATGGAACAATAAGAAAAAACTTTGCTGGTATAGGTTATACTTATGACCAAACAAGAGATGCTTTCATAGCACCTAAACCTTTTAACTCTTGGATATTAAACGAAGATACTTGTCTATGGGAAGCACCAGTTGCTTATCCTACAGATGGAGAAACTTATCAATGGAATGAAACAGCTTACCAAGCTGCATTATCCGATAGTTCGGATACTACAGTAGCATGGGAACAGGTTTCCTAATAACGATAATGAAAACTTGTATAAATATAACTAAGGAAGATAATTAAAAGATATGCCAGCAATTATAACAGACAGATTTAGAATTCACAATAGTGAACAGTTTTCGGAAGCCTTTTCTGAGTCGTCAGGTAATACTTTTTACTTAGGTATTGGTAGACCACAAGCATTTGCAACTTCTACAAGAGGTGACGCTAGAACAAATAACGAGGGTACAGATACATCTCCAGTTACTCCAGCAGACAATGTTAATTCACAACACTTTCCTTTTGATGATATGTTGGCGGCTAAGAAAATTACTTCTACAGATGTAACCTTTGCAGTTCCAAGAAGAAACTGGACAACAGGTACAACTTACGATATTTACAGACATGACTATGGAGAGTATTCAACAGGTACTACAACTGTTATTACAGCAAATGGTGGTGCGTCAACTTTACATGACGCAGCTTTCTATGTACTCACAACAGACAGAAATGTTTACAAATGTTTAGATAACGATAGTAACACGGCTTCAACAGTAGAACCAACAGGAACATCAACATCTATTCTATCAACAGCAGACGGATATAAGTGGAAATATATGTACACTCTATCTGCTTCGCAACAATCAAATTTCTTATCAACTGACTTTATGGCAGTTGCAACAAACTCAACAGTATCATCAGCAGCCGTTGATGGTGCAATCAATGTTTGTAAAATTAAAACTGCCGGTTCAGGTGGTACAGACGGTACTCATACAGGTATCGCAATCAGAGGTGACGGTTCTTCAGGAACAGTTTCAGTTACAGTAACTTCAGGTACAGTCACAGCCGTAACAGTTACAAATGCAGGAACAGGTTACACTTTTGGAACAATCAGTAATGCTCAAATCGTAGCCGCTGGTGCAACAAGTTTATCAGGTGCAGAAATAGATGTTATTATAGAATCAAAAGGCGGACACGGATTTAATGCAGTAGAAGAATTAGGTGGATTTTATGTAATGATGAATACATCACTTGAAGGAACAGAAAGTTCAAACACAAGTGACTTCACAGTTACAAATGACTTTAGAAAAATTAGTTTAGTTAGGGATCCAAATTCAGGCGGTTCAGCTGCCACAGCAACAACACTTAGAGGCACAAAAGCAGTTAACCTTTCAGGTGTTACAGGAACATTTACAGCTGATGAAGAAATAAATCAAGCTACTACAGGTGCAGTTGGTAAAGTTGTAGAATGGGATTCAGTAAACAGTATTTTATATTACATTCAAACTAGACATACAGACGAAGGTATTGATAGTAACGGAGACCAAACAGCATTTAGTGGACAAAATGTTATCACAGGACAATCGTCTAGTGCTAATGGTACACCAACAACATCAACAAGCACTATTAACAGTCAAGTATTTACAAGTGGATATTCTGCTTCAGAAATGGATGCTGACTCTGGTGATATTCTTTACATTGAGAACAGAGCGCCGATTACAAGAGCTGCTGACCAAACAGAGAATATTAAACTAGTTATAGAATTTTAGGAGAGTTAAATGCCAAGTCCAACTGACTTTAACCTTTCGCCTTATTATGATGACTTTAATGAGTCGAAGAAGTTTCACAGAATACTTTTTAGACCGTCATTTGCAGTTCAGGCTAGAGAGTTAACGCAATCACAATCAATTCTACAAAATCAAGTAGAAAGAGTATCAGACCATCTTTTTGAAAAAGGTGCAATGGTTATTCCTGGTGAGATTGGATATAACATTAACTACTATGCTGTTAAGTTAACTTCATTTACAGATTCAGCCGCAGTTGGTGTTACACTTACTGACTTTGCTGGACTACAGTTAACAGGACAAACTTCAGGTGTTGTTGCAAAAGTAATTAATCAAGTTGCAACAGTCGGTACTGACCCTAATACATTATATGTTCAGTATGAAACTTCAGGAACAAGTAATACAGCAAACTCATTTACAGATGGCGAAACAATTTCGGTATCAACAACTTTACAATCAGTAATCACAACAGTATCAGCAGTAGTTGATACAACAGCTACAGGTGCGGCTGCTTATGTGGCTGAGGGAACATATTACATAAATGGTTTTCATGTAAATGTATCCGAACAAACACTTATCTTAGACAAATATACAAACACACCATCATATAGAGTTGGTCTATTAGTTACAGAATCTTTTGTAACACCAAATGATGACCTAAGTCTAAATGATAATGCACAAGGAACTTCAAATGTTAACGCTCCAGGCGCTCACAGATTTAAAATTGATTTAACACTTACAAAGAAATCTTTAACTGCTACAGATGACGCAAACTTTGTAGAGTTACTAAGATTAAAAGCAGGTATTTTACAAAATCAAGTTAGAACAACAGACTATGCAGTATTAGAAGATACATTAGCAAGAAGAACATTTGATGAATCAGGTGATTATGCTGTAAGAGATTTTGATTTAGATTTAAGAGAACATTTAATTTCAGGTACTAACAGAGGAATCTATTTATCAGGAAATGGTGGATTAGAAACTAAAATTGCAGCCGGCATGGGACCAGGTAAAGCATATGTCAAAGGTTATGAAATTGAAACAATCGGAACATCTTTTGTAGATATAAACAAAGCAAGAGATTTTGATACACAAAATAACTTTACAACAAAATTTGATGTAGGTAACTTTGTTAATGTTTCTAATATTTTCGGTTCACCAGATATCGGTTTTGTATCAGGGGCTACAGAAGCATTTAAAAGAATTAACCTTTACGATACTTTAACAGGAGCAAGAGGTACAGAAAATACAGGCTCAGGTGCAAGTATCAACTCTATTGGTCGTGCTAAGTCAAAAGGTTTTCAATATGTAACAGGTGCAGCTTCTAGTTTAACATTTGCAAGTTCATCACTTACAAGTGCAATCTATAGACACTACATGTTTGATATTAACATGTTTACACATTTAAATGTTACATCAAATACAGCATTCACAACTGGAGAAACAATTACAGGTAGTACATCAAATGCCACAGGTACAGTAGAAAGTTTAACTACAGTCACATCAGTTTCTTCAAGTGCAATTACAGTTGCTAGTCCAGGTGTTGTTTCAGCAACCGCTCACAATTTAAAAGAAGGACAACAAATCACATTCTCAGCAGTGAGTTTTGCAAACAACTCAACAGCTGTTACAACTAGTGATATCTTTACTGTTAGAAATCCAGGCACAAACGATTTTGAATTATATGAAAGTGATGGTACAACCGCTACAAATATTACATCATACTCTTCTTCAGGAAATGTATTACATGGAGTTGTAGTTCTTTCAAGTACAAACGGTACTTTTGTCGCAGGTGAAACTATCACAGGTGGCACATCATCTAATACATCAATTATTCAAACAGACGCTGTTGGTTTAAGTGGTGTTACAATATATGATTTTGTACAGACTAAACAAATTGGTATGGCAGGCACACCAGCGTACACAGCTGATGTATCAAGAAGTGCCACATACGGAGAAAGTTTACAAATTACAGGTAACATTTCAGTTGCAAACAGCAGCGCCTCTGTTACAGGTTTTGGTACTTTATTTAATACAGAATTAAAAATTGGAGATGAAATTACAATCTCTACAGACGCAGGTGGAACAGTAACTAAAATTGTAGAAGCTATTGTATCAAATACTTCTTTAACATTAACAGCTGCCGTTGGTGGTTCAGATGTTTCTTCTAAATCAGTTGCAACTAGAAATAGAGGTAAACTACAAGATTCAAATAAAAATATTTCAGTATTTAAATTGCCTAATGAAGCAGTAAAAACTTTAAAGACAACTGCAAATAGTGGTATTACAGATACTAACTTCAAAGTTAGAAGACAGTTTGTTCAACAATTATCTTCAGGTTCAGGACAAATTTCAGCAGGTACAAATGAAACCTTTGCAAGTTTAGCTGAAGGAGATTATGTCATCTCTATTAAAGTAATTGGAGCTGCTTCATCTGGTGCTAACGGGGACATACTTAGTTTAACAGGTAATAATGGTAATGGCAATCCTATTTTTACATTATCAGGTTCACCAACAGGTAAAACACTTGACTTAGATTTCGGTACTGCTTACGCTGACGCAGAATTAAAAATTGTTGCAACTGTAAACAGAGCGGTTGCAGGTTCAAAAACAAAAACTTTAAATAGTAATTCTACAGTTGCTATCTCAACTCAATCTACTATTGAGAGTGGTGTAATTGGTTTATCAAAAGCAGATGTTTACCAAATTAATAATATTTACATGGCACCTGATTTTAGTACAGTTGCTACAACAAGTCATACAGATATTACAAGTAGATTTGAATTAGACAATGGTCAGAGAGATAACTTTTATGACATTGGTAGAATAAAATTAAAAACTGGAGAATTAACTCCAACAGGTAGATTGCTTGTTGATTTTGATTACTTCTCTCACGGTTCAGGCGATTACTTTGATGTTGACTCTTATTCAGGTGTTGTTGACTATGCAGATATTCCAGAATACAAATCAGATACAACAGGTCAAACTTTTCAATTAAGAGATTGTTTGGACTTTAGACCAAGAGTAGATGACGCAAGTACAATTAACTCAGGTGGTCAAGATAGAAGTTTTGATGGCACCGGTGCTTCAACAGTTGATATTGTTAAATTTGGTGATGATGTAACTACAGACTTTGAATTTTACTTATCAAGAATTGATAAAATCTTTTTAGATAAAGACGGTGCATTTAAAGTTGTTGAAGGTGCTTCTTCATTAAACCCACAATTACCTAAAGCTTTAGACGGTGCAATGCATTTATACACATTGTCACTAGCGCCTTACACTTTATCTACCGAAGAAATAGAAATTGAAACAGTTGATAATCGAAGATATACAATGCGAGATATTGGTAGATTAGAAAAAAGAATTGAGAATGTTGAGTATTACACACAACTTTCATTATTAGAAACACAAACACAACAATTACAGATACAAGACGCAGACGGTTTTGATAGATTTAAAAATGGATTTATCGTAGATAACTTTACAGGTCACGGTGTTGGTGATGTTGGTAATTTAGATTACAAGATTGCAATGGACATGGCTTCAGGTGAGGCTAGACCTATATGTAAAACAGATTCAGTACAATTAATTGAAGCTGATGATGACGGTACAGCAATTTTAACAACAGATAGAACAGACAATAACTATGCAAAAACTGGAGATTTAATTACTCTTCCTTATAGTGAAGAAACTTTAATCGACCAACCTTTTGCAAGTAAATTTTTAAATGTTAATCCTTTCAATGTATTCACATGGGTTGGTACAATAGAATTAGACCCACCAGGAGATGAATGGAAAGAAACAGAAAGAGTACCAGAATTAGTAGTTAACCAAAATGGTATGTTCGATACTATGGCAGCTAACTTAGGTAATCCTAACTTAGCAGAAATAGAAATAGGCACAGTTTGGAACGAATGGCAAGATAATTGGGTTGGTAGACCAGTAGAAGCTGGAACTAGAAACATTGGTGGTACTAGAAGAGAACAAACATTCGCTAGAGGTATTCCTAGAAGAGTATTACAGACACAAGAAATTACAACTATTCAGCAAGTTAACCGAACTAGAACAGGTGTGAGAAGTGTATTCGTACCACAGGTTGTAAGACGGTCTTTAGGTGATAGAGTTCTTAATGTTGCATTTATACCTTTCATTAGAAGTAGAACAATAAATTTCACAGGAACAAGATTTAAACCTAACACTAGAGTTTATGCATACTTTGATAACATTGATGTATCTACCTATGTTACACCAACTGGAGGTGCTTTAGGTGGTAATGTAGTGTCAGACGCTAACGGTGCATTGTCTGGAACATTCGCTATTCCTAGCCCAACGGTAGACGCAAATCCAAGATGGAGAACAGGTACAAGAATATTCAGATTGACAAGTTCATCTACAAATGATTTAAACTCAGATGTAGAAACAGCTGGTGAAGGAGATTATTCAGCAAGAGGTTCATTAGAAACAGTTAGAGAAACTATTGTTTCAACAAGAGAGCCTAGAATTGTTAGAGAAAATACAACGGAAACTACAACAATTGCAAGAACATCAACTAGAAGAACAGACAGACAAGTTGGTTGGTGGGATCCACTTGCTCAAACATTCTTAGTAGATGATAAAGGTGGAGTATTTGTTACTTCACTTGATGTTTACTTTCAATCTAAACCAGAAACAGGTGATTCACAAGTTCCCGTAACTTTACAAGTTAGAGAAGTTAAGAATGGTTATCCATCTACAAACATTTTACCATTCTCAGAGGTGTCAATAAATCCTACGGCTGTGACAACTAGTACAGACGCTACAGTTGCAACAACATTTACATTCCCTAGTCCTGTATTCATACAAGAAAATACAGAGTATGCATTTGTATTATTAGCTAACTCACAAGAGTATAATGTTTATGTGTCAAGAGTAGGTCAAACTAATTTAGGTTCTGATAGAACAATATCATCACAACCTTATGCTGGTGTATTATTCAAATCTCAAAACGGTTCAACTTGGACTGCTGAACAGAATGAAGACATTAAGTTTAAAATGAAGAGAGCTGAATTTGAAATGTAACTGGTAATGTTACTTTCGCAAATGATACTTTACCAAGTAGAACATTAAAATCAAATCCAATTAGAACAACAAGTGGTTCAGATGTGATTAGAGTATTCCATCCAAATCACGGTATGCACGGTGTAACAAACAAAGTAACACTTTCAGGATTTGAAGCGAGTACAGATTTTAATGGTATTACAGGTTCATCTATTAACGGAACATATACAGCATTAACAAATATCACACTTGATAGTTATGATGTTCAAATTGCAGATAGTTCAACCGCTACATCTTCAGGTGATACAGGTGGTTCAAATGTAGTTGCAACACAAAATAGATTGTATGATGTTTCTATGTTGAACATTCAAACTATGACTGTACCAGATACAAATATTGGTTATGCGATTAGACCTACTTCAGGTAAATCGGTTCATGGTTCAGAAACAGAATTTGTTTTAACACCTAGTGCAAGTGCTATTAATGTAATTGCAAATGATAATATTTACTTCGAATCTGCTCAAATGGTTGCAAGTGATATTAACCAAACAAACGAAATGACTGGTAGTAAATCATTATTTGTAACTTGTTCATTAACAACAGCAAACACAAAATTATCTCCTGTAATTGATACACAAAGAATTAGTATGATTACAGTTCAAAACAGATTAAATAGTCCTACTTCTATTAATCATCCTAATTTTAAAGATGATGAACAATCAAGTGGTTCTTCAACAGCAGCTATTTACTGTACAAGACCTGTAGTATTGGACAATCCATCTACAGCAGTTGAAATAAGATTGACTTCAAATGTAAGGTCAGACGCAGAGGTAGAAGTTTATTACAGAGCAACTTCATCCGAAGAAGTTAGAGATGTTAAAGATTTAAATTGGGTGCCATTTAACGGTGACGGTAGTGAAGACACTACAGTTGCACCAGCAGAATCAGATGGTGATTTTAAAGAATACAAATATAGTGCAAGTGGTATTTCAGAGTTTACAGCCTTTCAAATTAAAATTGCAATGAAAGGTACTAACTCAGCACATGCACCTAGAATTAAAGATTTAAGAGGGATAGCTTTAGCTGTATAACATGTCACATAGATTAAAAGTTCAAGGGTTTACAAGTCTAGTTAGAGAAGTCAATTCTAAAGGTATTGTCAATACCAATGTAACTGAATATGAAACTTATATGAGAAGAATTAAATCAAGAGAACAACATGGTGACCAAATTAGAAATGCGGTAAAAGATATAAATAGTTTAAAGAACGAATTAAGAGAAATTAAAGACTTATTAAAAGAGATGATTAAAAACTAATGGCAGTACGAAATATAGCAGTAACGGATACACTCGAAACATTTAGAACCGAATTTAATGATTTGGCACTTAATGATTTTGGTGATATTGCAAACCTAAGTGGTTCGATTAGTTCAACTAATTTAGTTGACGCTATGAATGAAACCATTAGTATTGCTACATCTACTGCCGGTTTTACAATTGAAGATAGTACATCAACACAACAGTTGATTGGTGGTGGCGATACTTTAAGAATTTTTGGTACTTCAAATGAAATTGAAGCTGTTGTAAGTGCAACAGACTTATTAACTATTGGTTTACCAAGTGTAGTTTCTATTACAACCTCAGTTACAGCACCAACTGTATCAACAGGTAATATGTCATTAACAAATGGTTCTATTACAGATTCAAGTGGTGATATTTCTTTTGGTAATGAAAATTTAACTACTACAGGAACAATTAATGGTGGTGCAATTACAGGAACAAGTATTACAGGTTCAGGTGCAACACACACTTTAGGTACAATAGAAATTTCAGGTAATACAATCAGTTCTACTGATTCAACAACCTTAATAATTGACGACTCTGTATCTTTATCATCTGGAAAAACATTAACATTAGATAAAATTTCATCAGCAAATACATTTATTGATTTTGGTGCAATTAATTTATCAACTGATGGTCATTATTACACGGCAACTACCGGAACAGGTGGTTTTATATTTGAGGGGGCTACTCCTGATAGTTCAGAAACTTCACTATATGCAATTGACCCAACCGCTGATAGAATAATTGCCTTACCAGATGAATCAGGAACAATTATTACAACAGGTTCAACAGACGCTATCGTAGAATCAATGATGGGGGCTGACTCAATTGGACAAAACGAATTAAAGACAGTAGTTTCATTACAAATATTAAATTCATCCGGCACTACATTAAAGACATTGTATGGTGCTGGTGCTTAGGAATGGGACTAAATCATGTCAATAAGAAGCCCGTTATACAACAGCTCTGGTAACATCCAAGAAATGACCACTACCATGGTCAATGAAGTTATAGACCAAATTGTATATCAATATTCATTAAACACAAGTGTTACACTATCAGTTGTTGGTTCAGGTGGTTCGTTAGGCACAATTTCAGATACTAGATTACAAGCTGGTGCTTCCACAACAGATGTAACCGACTTTGATACGGAAGGTGAAACCTCAGATGTGTCAACTGTAACAGTAAATTACGATAAACTAACCTCAACTTCAGCTTCTGTAACTCCAACAACTGACACAGGTACAACATGGCCTTTATATTATAATTCAAGTGGTCAAATTCAAGCAATGAATTTACAAGACATAAAGGATACATTTTTACATCCTGCAATAGATTTATTATCAGCTGCAACTACAACGACACAACAAGCAGGTACACATTTTATATCTTCAGCAACAAGTGTATCAGGTTCTACTAGAGTTTCAGCTACGCCAGTATTTTCAGATACGAGAGCAAACGCAGCTGCATATACAGCAGCTGGTATCGGCGAAACACAAGACCAACCTACAACTATTACTAATTATTATCTGTACACAGTTGATGGTTCTGATACTTCATACACAGCACCATTTTTTATTAACGGTTCAAATAATTTACAAGTTTTTGCTGACGCAACTTTTGAATCTTTAATACAAGAATGGATAAGATATACAGCAGCTTCATCTACTGACGGTTATGCTATAAGTTACAACTTAGGCACTTCAGGTTCTGGTAATGAAAGAGGTTCTGGTATGGCAGATACTAAATTAAATAGTTCTACTTATACAACAAATTTTGTAAATACAGATGACTATAGAACACAAGAGTTTCCATCTGGTACAGCTGTAACACAAAACACATATTATTTGAGAATTAATAAATCGTAATGGAACATAATGAATATATTATTAACAGGCCATAAAGGCTTCATTGGAAGTAGGTTATTACAACACCTACAATCAAAAAATCATACAATCACCACAATGGATAAGTTAACAGGACATGACATTATGTCTTGTGATTTTCCACATAATATAGAAACAGTAATACATTTGGCAGGATTATCTGGTGTCAGAGATAGTTTAGATAGACCAACAGAATACTGGAAAACAAATGTTATAGGAAGTCAAAGAATATTTGATTTCTATAAAGATAAAAGAATTATATATGCAAGTTCATCAACTGCTTATGAACCTTGGCAAAATCCATATGCTATGAGTAAATATGCTATGGAACAATTACAACATAGTAATAGTTTAGGTATGAGATTTACAACGGTTTATGGACCAGGCGCTAGAGAAACAATGTTAATACCTAAAATACTAAAAAATGATGTACAATATTTGAATGTTAATCATGTAAGAGATTTTATACATGTTGATGATATTGTGTCAGCAATTGATACCGTTTTACATAATGACATTAGAGGTGTTATAGATGTTGGTACATGTATATCAAATAAACTTGTTGATATAGCAGAGTATTTTAAAATTGACCATGAGAGTAGAATTGCTGACGAAACTGAAAGATTGAATAATACAGCCAATACAGAAATACTAAATAGTCTTGGTTGGCATGCGAAAATAAACTTATATAATTATATAGAGGAGAATAAAAATGTTCAATAAAGATAACTTCTTAGAAGCTTCATTTATAGATAATGATAGAAAGAATATAGAAGTTTTAACAAAGAGTGATGATGGGGAATCAGTAATACCTACCATTATACCTTTCAATGAAGAAAACCATATGTTTAAAGAACTTATGGAAGTGACGACACTAGATAAACTACACGAAGACACATATAATAAAAAGAAATCGGAATCTGAATTATATAAACAAGAGGTAATGAGAATTGCCAAAGAAGATGGTTTATTATCTACTATTGCTATAGAAGAAAATAAAGAAGATTACTTTTCAAGTATACTTGACGGAATTACTAAAAACAAACAGACGAAGACCACTTATTTGCTTTAAAATAGCTGCATTTGAAAACTTAGAACAAATTAATGAATCAGATGATATTGAGGGTAAAAAGAAAATAAGACAAGCAAAAAATAAAAT